GGCTGGCCCATCGCGTCCATTTGGATCGCGTCCTGCGGCGGCGGCGGGAAATGGCCATTGCGGATCAAGATGCCGAAGACTCCGCGCAACATGGGCGAGAGCAGTTCGGTCGTCTTGCGCGTGAACGAGGGGGAAAACTGCACCAGCTTCTCGCTGGCTCGCTCGGCCACTTCGGTCGCGGTCATGTTGGTGCGCTCCATCGAGGCAAACATGCGGAACATGTCCACATGCATCGCGGTGTTGATCGCGTTGGTCTTGCGGGCCTCGCGGTCGAGTCCGATGGAATAATCGCCCGCGGTGGCCCACTCCTGCGGCAGCGCGTTGGGTTGCGTCGGGTCGTAATAAGTGACGCCCCCAGAGCGCAAATCGACTTCCCCTTCGTGCGTAGCGGGCATGAGGAGACGAGGGAACGCTTTGATCTCGGAGAGGGCGTCAAGCTGTTTGGCCAAAAAGTTGAGTTGGCGGGCTTCGGGTAGCGCCATCCATGCCGGAGATACTCCGTAGACGCCCTGCTGGCTTTTAACGTGGCGACCGGCAAAGAAGGGTTTCTCGTCGTAACCGGAGTTGCGGCAGACATGCTTGTTGCTCTGGTCAACGTAGACCGACGCCCAAGGCTTGTTCGGGCCGTCGGCCTTGTTGCGGTCGCGGTCGTTGTCCTCGCGCTTGTAGAGGGCATGAACAAAGCGGTGCTTCACTGTGCCGCCCTTGCCGGTGCGCCGGATCTCGGCCAGTTTTTTCTGCATGGCAGGCGCAAGGTTGTCTTCGCCAAACTTGTCCGCGGCTTGCAAGACGGTCAGTTCCAGTTCGCGGAAGACGGTGTCGATCAGACCCTCGTCGTTCTCGGCCAAGCTGTAGGTGCCGATGTCGAACTTGTGGAAGACAAGCGGGTGCGACATTCCTGCTTCGACGAACATGCAGTAGGTGCCGAAAACGGAGTCATCGTAATAAAGTTCGTGAACCTCGGTGTATAGGTTCGATGTGGCCAAGAGCAACTGGGTTGCCTCGGAACACTTGGCATACCACTGCTTGGCCTTGTCGCTGTTGACGCCCTTGGGCGGCTCGTAAACAAACCACCGGCTATCGGCAGGCGTGATGTAGGCAAGCTGCCCATTGGCCAGCGTGGCCGCGGCTTGGACGGCGCTTGTATCGAAGAGGACGTCGTAGCGCGAACTATCCGGCACGCTCCGCTTGGCGCTGATCTCGGCTTTGCGCGGTAAGAAGTATTCGGCCAACTCCTGCCAGTGCGTGTCCCATGAGGCACGCTCGGAACCCAAGTCTTGGTTGCGGGCGAGAACCCAGTCAGCGAGTTGGACGTTGTCTTTCATTACCACATGTCGGGATCGTTAGCCGCGGTAATCAGCAGGACAATGCCCACCGCAAAGACGGCCAGATGGAAGGTTAGCTCCATCCATTAGCCAAGGAGGCTGTTGGCTCCGGTGGCAGGATTGACGTAGCCGCCGGTTTCGCCCGCGAGGATCGACTTACGGAAACCGGAACGACGGGCCGCGGCGCTGCGCTGCATGTCGGCAGCGTCGTTGGCTCCCATCGTTTGCATTTCGGGAGGTGGCGGCGGTGGCGGTGGAGGAGGAGGAAGCGGCGGCGCTTGGAACGCGGGCATGGGGGGCGGTGGCGGCGGGGCCGAACGTCCCCCACCTCCGAAGTAGCGGCGGCACGTTAGGTCAATCTTCGACGAGTGATAGTTTCGCATATTTTTGAATGAGTTTGTCAGTTGAGAAAAACGTCAGCGGATGCCCACTGCGCTCCCATGCGAGCAGCGGAAGATAAAACGGGATGTGGCGCAATAGTTTTTTGACTAAACCCTGCAAGCCTTGGTCGTCGGCCAAGGCAAAGGCGTAGACATACCACGCGTCCCAGTCCTTGCGCTGGAAGCCGCACCAGACGTCGTTGATCATCTCCTGCGGGGCCGCACTGCACACCGGACGCGCCATCATCACATACTCCGGCGTCGAAAAGAAACAGCCATGCGAGAGGTGCGCAAGCATGTCTTCTTCAAACGTCCGCGGGCTGTCCGCGGTGTAAAGCATCTTGCACTTTTCGATGGGCGTCATCGTCGCACGATTGTCCTGCGGGTGAAGTCGAGTTCGCGGATGCCGGTTGTCACCACGGTGGGACGCGGCTTGGCAAAGCCCGTTTTGAGCATCCCTGCCATCTCGGCCTCGGCAATCATTCGCAAGGCGTCCGCGGCGTGGCTGGCCCAGTTGTGGACTGGCTCGTTGACCACAATGCCGGTCGCGCTCGACCGCTTGTAGGCGTAGTTGGCCAAGGCATCCAACCCACGCTCGCAGGCAGGCAGGCGGAAGCTGAACCGCGAGAACATTTGCAGGCAGGCGTTGATGCCGATCCAGATGTCATGCGTGCGGGGCAAAACGCGCACGTTGGCCAGACCGGCCTCGGTGTAGACTTGGGCGTCGGCCTTGCCGCTTGTCCTTGTCGCCGCGGCATCGTGTGGCAGGAAGTGCGCCCCGTAGCTGTAGCCCTTGGCCAGCATGTGGCCGACGCGCTGGACAGGAGTCATGTCCAGATCCATGTCGCAATCGATCACGCGCACTTCGTTGCCGCCGATCACTTGGAAATACCAGACGACGGTGTTGACCGGCGACCCCAAGTCCCACGCGGTGTGGACAAGTGTGCTGTTGTCGGTCTTGAACGCACTGATCGCACCGGAGGCGCGGAGCTTGTCCAGTTCCCCCGCGTAGATCGCGCCCTCGACCGGCGACTTGAAACACTCGTCGAGTGTGGTGGGGAACTCGCGGAAGATGAAGAGGCCAAGGTCGCGGGACTGGCGGTCATACCAAAGGCGCTGCTGGTCACTAAAAGTGTGGCCTGTTTGTGACTGCATCTGGTCAAGGTATTGACTGATTGCTGGACTAATTGTGCCGACATCGCCCTCGACGACATAGGTCGGGTCTTTCCACCACGGGAAGAAGACCACGCGCCAGTCCTTGTCCGTCTTGGCCGCTTCCGGCGTCTCCAAGGCTCCCTTGACGATGTCCCACAAGTGGCCCCCTCTCCCACCCTTCCAAGTGGTTTCAATGATGATCCGGCCATGCTCCGCGGACGGGATCGCGCCGGTCAGAATCTCCTCACTGCGCCGCGGGTCGTCCGCTTGGATCACGCCCCACTCGGAGAGGTGCAGCCAGTTGTTGGTGCCGCCTCGCGCTCGCAGGCCCGCAAAGAACGACGACGCGGCCTCACCGGCCACGCTGACCTCAAGGATGCTGCCGCTGTCACGCACCTTCTCGATGCACTGCAAGGCAACCGGAGGGAGGTTGTCCAAAGCCACTTTGGCAATCGTCGCTAACTTGCGCTCGGCATCCGCCGCGGTCTGATCGACCAACGAGCATTGTGTGCCAGCGTTCCAAAGCATCTGGTCGGTCAGTAAGACGTCGAGCGCGGTGGACATGCCAAGTCGCCGCGCCTTCAAGATGATGAGGCGCTTGACGCCCTCCTTGAACAGCATGTCGTAGACCCGCTGCTGCTCCGGCCTCGGCGCAAACTTGATGATGCGCCCGTCGTCGGCCCGCTTGATATGGTAGAGGTTGCGAAGCCGCCAGAGCGGGTTGGCCAAGTCGTCGGTCGTCACGCCGGTTTGTCGGTGGACTTCACAATGCCCTTGAAGACGCCAACAAACTCGTCGGTGAGGTCGTGTTTCACCTCGGTCTTTTCCGGCGCTCCAATCCCCAGCAGCTTGGCCAGCCTGTCCTGCGCGGTCACCGCCACGTTGAGGTCGTTGCGGTCTTCGGCCTTACGCATGAACCGCTCGTAGCGGCTTTTGGCCTTGCGAACTTCCGCGGCCACATCCTCCTTGGCTTCCGCGGCAATCAGTTCGTTGGCCGCTTTCATGTATTCGTAAGCCGTCGAGCGAACCACCCCCCATTCCGTCCGACATAGTCCGACGATTTCAGAAGACGTATACGGAACCAGCATCCACTCCGCGACTTGCGCGATGCGTTGCGTTAGTTCGGCTTCGGATGTTGCTCCCATGCGTTTGAATTTACTCTGATGGTCAAACTAAAACATTGACCGCATCCTCATTTGGTTTCCTTAAATATCCTTCCTTACTTGGTTCCGCTCCTGCCTGTGCGCTGTTGAGTCGTGCGTAGTCCTCCGGTTTCGCCTTGTGGCACGCGATGAATGTCGTCTCGTCTTTCGGTGCGCCGTCGCTGAATTGCTCGTCGTGCGTTGGCACCACGCGGATGAGGTGCAAATTGATTGCAACCGTAGCATCGCTGCTCCGGTGGTGCCGCACCAGTTCTCCATGCCAGTGTCGCTGTTGCAACGCCAGCGCGGTCGCCCGCGAGAGCGCGTAGCCGCACCCGCCATGAATGGATGGAAATTTGTGGGTGTCGTTGGATAGCACGCCCTGCACGCATCCAATGGCGTGATGCTCGTCGGGATTGAGGTCGATCAGTCGCAGTTCCAAGCGCCTTGGTACGACGTAGCCGTCGTCGTCCACGATGTAGAGCCAGTCGTAATGCGGTTGGAACGTATCGATGGCGTAGATCGTCTTATCGATGGCGCTCAAGTAATCCCCTCGCCCCACATGCTCGTCGCTGACAAAGCGCACGGTCGAAGGTTTTTGGACATGGCGCGTCCAGTTTTCGCAGAGCGTGCGCCGGTCGCGGGTGCGCTCGCTGGTTTGGATGGCGTAGTCGATTTTTACCATGTGTATTCTGCTTGTTGCTGCAACTGCTCCATCGAAAGCAGTTCCTCTTGTTTTGCGGCATAGCCTTCGCCGTGACCAAAGTTTTTTAGTCGCTCTGTTCGCAACAATTCTTCGCACGGCAACATTCCGGCAAACCGATAGCGCGGAAATTCACCGATCAGCAAGACGTAAGCAGACACGTTTGGTTTCTTCCATTTGGCAGCAAGCAAATGCCCGCGAGGATGCTTCGTTGACTTAATGTCAACGGCTACCCCGCTTGGAAGAACGGCATCTTCTGCCGGAGTGTGTCCAACTTCCAAATCGGGATAGACGTTAAACATTTTGCAAAAAGCGATTTCTGCACCGATGCCCTCTAAATCGGTTTGCTCATTGCTTTGCGGGCCAATCTTTGCGTTGGCAATCCCTCGCTTCCGCGCCGCCTCATAGCGGCTGCGGGCAAGAAATTTGGCCAAACGCTGTTCGGCCTCGTTAAGGGCAATTTGCATCAGAACGGAATGTCGTCGTCAGTCGCCGGTTCGTCCGTCACCCGCGGTGCCGCCGGTTTAGGTGCGTTGTAGTTGCTGCTCTTTTCCTTTGGTTGCCACGGCGGGCCAAACTTCAGCGAGAGGAAGTCCTTCCCGCTTTTGCTCGTTTGCTCCCAGATGCTGATCTCGTAGTCGCGGCCTTCGATTTTGACGGGGCCGCTCCACTTGGGCGCTTTGGGGTTGTCTGATTGCCGCTCAAAGGCGGCTCCTCGGTTGTCGTCGTTGTATTGCATGGTGTTGGTGTTGTGTTGATGTCGAGCGTGCCGTTTGGCAGCGCCCAGATTTGTTCGGATCGGAAGTGGACAAACGCGCCGTCGCGTTCCATGACCACCGTCCAGATGTCGTTGGCCAGATTGCTTTCGCGGGACACGATGATGGCCCAGCCGTAGCCAAGCGGCGTGTCCACGGGGAACGGGCGTGCAAGTTCCAGCATCATGGAAAAAAGTTCCGGCGGGTCGCGGTTAGCGTCATACCGCGACGGCCCCCACACACATATCGGGCGATTGCCACATGCACGTTGACACAGCCTGTTCCGCCGGAAAGTTTCATCGTCGTGACTTTGTTTTGACTAAACCAATACGCCGAAAATGTTGCGGGTTGCGATGAATCCACGCGATGACCTCGCCGGTATTGTGGACGTCGGACGCCCAGACGGCGTTGTCGGAAACGAGCGGGCAGTGTTCACAGAGAATGTTCATCACCGCGGTTTCGTCGTCTTGCATGGAGTAGGCAATGAAGTCTTCAAGACTGTTGGCCATGTGGTGATTTTATGGGTGTGGTCAAATGGATTACTCATCGATCCAGCCCGTTCCGGTGAGGTCTTCCCAGCGCCAATGCCTGTAGTCCTCGTAGTCTGTGAAAACGTAAACTTGCAGCCACGATGCTTTTTCCAGCCAGCGCCACTCGCCCGAAAATTCCTTCGGTAGCAAAAGAAACCGCGTGACCTTGCGCCGGTCGCCGTAATTTGGGCCTTCATGCTTGGACTCTTTCCATCTCACGCTGCCACCACCCCTTCTAACTCGCGGATCTTCTCACGAATGCGGGCCACCTCGGCTTTGGCCTCCGGCTTCCACTCCGTTTCCCATGGGCAGTCGGCTTTTTGTCTCCGGTTCCGCGGATCGCCCTTCATTCGCTCCAGTTTGGCTTTTAACGCGTCGATGCCTTGTTTGGCATCCCAGACCCCCTTGGGTTTAGTCAAAGCCTTGGCGGGGCGTTTACGCTCGTTCTCGGCCCAATGTGATGCAAAGCGTGAGAGGTCATGCGGCATGGACTTGATCGGGATCGCATTTCGATCCACCCAACCTACCGCTTCGCGGGCGTCGTAATACGCCTTGCACACTTCCGGTGTGACGCTGGCCAGTTGTCCGGCGGCGGTGACCTCCTCCAAAGTCCACCCGCGGCGGATA